ACGGGCCGTGGTTACTGGGTTCTGACCACTCGGGGCGGAATTCTGATTTCCGGACAGTTCTGGGGTAAAAGTACGGGATATTCGGGCGATATGTGCGGGAAATTGCCCGGTGCGTTACTGGAAATACCCCATTCAAAGACCGTTTAAATGATCAGCGACGACGGTTTATTACAGCGGTGAGATGGTCGGCAGTCACGTCGCCGACCAATTGGCGATCACTTTCCGGGAAGCCAACAAGGGGGCGCGCGGGAAGGCCTGGGTGATTGACTCGCTTGCGGAACATGCCACCAAAACTGAGCGCCTTTGCTTTCCGTGCCGTGATGACATGGGCGCGCGATCCGTCCTGGTGGAAGATGGCCTTGAATCCGTCGCCCTGGTCGAATCCGAGGCGCAGATTGTCGCCCTGCACCTGGTAATGGAAATCGGCCAACATACGGCCGGTTTTGTTGAGTGGACCACCTTTGCGATCTCCGGCCGCGATGGTCGAGGCGGCCAACGGTTCCCACGCCTTGCCCTCCGGATCGAGGCCTTGATCGTGGCGCTCCTGATTCACGCGAAACAGCGATTCGCCGATGCTGCCGAGCATTTCAGCCGGCGTGGCGATCTCGCGGCGGACGGCTTCGAGAACAGCCGTCAGGTGGTCGGCTTGAAATTCAATGTCGAATTGCATATAGTTACCTCGCGGTTCAGTCAGACTGGCTTCGGCCTACTGCCCCATATCTGATCCGTAAAGCGACGCGGCCCGATGGCCGCGTTACTTTTTCCAGATCAGGCGGCCGATGCGCTGCTTGTCGAAATACTTCTCTTTGCTGGCCGGGAAGACCGTCGCGCCCGTCCATCCCGCCTTCGACCACTCGAACACACCGACGCCATAGCGGCCATCTCCGTCGATTTCGAAGGCCTTCACGTAGCGGCGTTTCAGGCGCCATTTGGCCGGGTCGCCGGCATCCTTTTCCCAGGCCCACCAGATTTCATCCGGCTCGATCAAGGTCATGGCCAGCAGGTTGATGTATTTCAGGCGGTCGGCCTTCTCCGGCTCGGCCAGCCACTTGAAGTTATCGCCTTCCTTCTCGCTGCCCTTGACGAAGAGTGCCTTGGTGATCGCCAGCGTGCTGCCGGCCACATCGGTGAAGGCGGCGCCTTCGGCCAGCGTGGCGCCGAAGATGTCGAGGAAATCAGCAACGGCCACTTCCGGCGCAGTGCCGGCCGGCAGAACCGCCGAGGCAGGGATTTTCGTTGGCGTCGGCAGCGCCGGGCGTTCTTTGCCAGTTGGCCAGGCCGCTTTGCGTTCCTTCAACACCGCATCGTAGCCCTGCAGCGGCGGCACGGTGTGCGGTTCCAGCCAGGCCTTGCCTGGGTTGTAGGCGAAGCCGGGGTCGATGCCTTTCGGTACCTGAACCGTGCGCGGGTTGCTGCCGTTCTTGCCGACCACCTTCTCTTCCCACTCAATGGGCGGCGCTTCGTCCGGGCCGGACTTGCCGTTCTTCTTCCACTCCCGCTCTGCCTCGACTTTGGACAGGGAGTACTTGCGGCATTTGCAGCCCCAGCCGTTTTGTGGCGTGTGGGTGTTCCACCACGGATCATCCAGCGGCAACACCAGGCCGTTCCACGCCTTGTGCTCCAGGCGCGGGTGCTCGATGCTGGTGTGGCGATACATGGCGTAGGGCCGCAGGTGCTTGACGGCCTGCATCTGCTTTTCGCGGCCGGCGTTGAAAGACTGGGTGATATTGGTGTCGTAGATGATTTTCGAGCGCCAGCCGGGCGAGCCGTTGTGTGCCCAGCCGTGCTTTTTGACGATCTCCGGGAAAGCCTTCTGGAACTCGGCATAGCCGCCGGCTTCCTTGGCCTTGGCGATGGCGTTGTAGAGGTCGCCAACCAGGTCATCATGGGCGGCGCCGGCCACCACGAAGGCATGCGAGTGCTGTTCCTGCCAGATGTCCGTCCAGCCGGACGATGGCAGCTTGATCTTCGACTTGAAGAAGTCGATGGATTCGGTGAATGGGAGGTTGGCAGGGTTGGCCATGGCTATGTCTTGCCGGTTTTAATGAAAACACCGCGATCGCTAAGTTTTCGCAGGGCGTCAGCGCAGTCATCGCCAAAAGCGAATAAGACGGTACCTGCACCGCACCGACTTTTCTTGTGCTGATTTTCCAGACCAGGAACGAATTCAATCCGACCCGATACGAACAGCATTGCGCTTGCGGATCTCATCGCGTCTTGGCACCAGCCTGCGTCCGTTCGACTAAAAACAAGAGCAATACCGTTTCCGTGCTCAGCCATCCTCTTTACCCACATCCCAGTATCTGGCCCATATGGCGGGTTCATCCAGACGCGGCCGAACCATGGTTTTTTCAGGCCATCATCGAAGACGGTGTATTTGGTCGTGGCCGGTACCGCTGTTTCCATGTCGTGTGGGCTTGATGGGTCAAGGTCGAACGTCAAGCCGAGGGCATCAAAAATCCAAGCTGGCGTGTACCACTCAACACTCTTATGAGCTGGTGCCGTTCTAGCCTCGCCGAACATTCCGCTCATCGCCTGTCCCCAACATCCGCCCGCCCCGCCAAATGCGCAGCCGCCATGCCCAACTGCATCGCCTCTGCCCACTTCGGATCAGCCTTCAGCGCGGCAATCCCTTCCAGCGCCGCATCAAAGTCGCCAGCCTCGGCAACAATCGCGCTGATCTGCTGGATCAGGCCTTGCTCGAAGGGTGCGCACAGGGTGGCGAGCTGGCTGCCGTAGGCGGTGGTGATGTCCGTTTCGGTGGCCAAGGCGACCAGGCGCGTCAGAGCAGTCTCAGCCGGGTTGGCCGGGCTGGGCGTGGTGGCCGGTGCGGTCGGCTTGTTGGTGGCGATCAGCAGCTTGGCGCCCTTTTCAGCACGCGGTAGCTGCATGATCTCGTGGGCGTATTCCACGTCGATCTCCATGCCGATATCGGCGGCCTTGGCCAGCACGTCGACCATCTTCTGCTGATCGACGCTTTCCTGTGTCAGGTGGCTGAAAACCGGCAGTCGATTCGGCGGGAACATGCTGTTGATCAGCGCAATCGGTTCGACCACCTGGCGGTTCATCGTCGGGTCGATCTGGCCCACGTCATGCAGCATGATCTCGCGCCGAACCTTGTCGTGAATCTCGCCCAGCGCGTTGGTGCTCGTCTTGCCGTCCGCCTGGCTGGTCAGCGTGCCGCCGAGGATCGCCATCGATTGCTTGCGCTCCCAGTAGCCAACGGCATTCAGGAAGTCGTCAATCGATCCGCTCTTCATCGCCTGGATGAAGTCGATGCTCATATTGGCCGGCACCACGCCCGCGCCATCGTTGCCGATATTGCGTACCGCCTTTAGGAGCTGATCGCGCTGCTTGGAATCGATCCCGGCCGGATACTTGCCCAGGCGCAGCGGCAGGCCGTACATCTCCAGGAAGCGCTGCATGTCCCGCTGGTTGTAGGCCTTGTAGGCATAGGTCCAGGCCAGCACGCGGAACAGCGCCGCCTGCTCGATGTAGCCCGATTTCGCACGGTGCTCATGAACTACCCAGCCCCATTCGCGCAAGGCCTCCGGCGCACCGTTCTTGACGTACTGCAGCGCCCCGGATTTACGGTCGACGCGGAATTCCGTCTGCGGCACCCAGATGAAGCCTTTCGGATACCACGTGTCGCCAAACTGCCAGTCGATCTCGTGGGCAGAGATGCCCTTGCCGATGGCGTCGCTGAGGTCGTACTGCATATCCTCGAAGCGGGGAATCTTGCGCAGGATGTCTTCCAGCTCTTTCGTCCGGTCGATCTCCGACTGATTCGCATCCTCCGGCGGCGTCAATTGCCAGCCCAGCCCGGTCACCGCCCGGCGCCGCTTGGCCAGTTCGGCGAAGATATGCGCGTCCTGCTCTTCCACCAGGTTGAACAAGGCCGCCTGATCGGTGATATGGCCTTCGTCGGCAGCCGCGAACGCGCTGGCCAGCCGTGCCGGCGGAATCGTGGTCACCGACAGGTAATTGGCCGTCGTCGCACTCGAACGCGGGCCGGCCTGCAGCACATCCAGCCCGGTGCGTGCCACCCTGGCCAGCGCCGCCTTGATCTCTTTAATCATCGTCGTCATCCCACTCTTCGGAAAAGCCGCTGGTGAAGCCACCACGGCCGGTATTGCGTTGGTTCATGCGAGAAGTTCCGGCCGAGGTGTAAAGCCATTCGCCCGCGAACTGGTTGGCCAGGCGCCACAGCTTTTCCAGGGCGTCCGGGCCGTCGTCGTGGTCGGCTTCCGGCCAGAACTTCGTCTGCTCGATCATCACCGTCTGCGAGCGGTGCAGCCTGATCTTGCCGTTTGCGAAGTGCGGCTGCAGGCTGATGATGCGCAGGTCTTTCTCGACGTTCTCCGGCATCGGGATGCCGGGGAAGGCAATGCCCAGCAGCGCCGCCCGCTTCAGCAGCTCGGTGTACATGAACTCCTGAAACTGCACCGTCTCGACGCCCCAGGCCAGGCACTGGTATTCCGCCTGCAGGTCGATGGCGCGACTGATGATCAGGTCCGGCACGCGCTTGGCGATATCGGCCTCGACCACATCGAGCACCATCGTGTTGCGGTTCAGACCGCCGACCAGGATCGCCGAAGGGTCACGTTTCTTGCCCTGCTTGCCGAGCGAAGGATCAATGGCGCCGAAGAACAGCCAGTCCGCCCGCCGATCCACCCAGAACTGGATGTTCTTGAACGGCGCCGAATCATCGTTGCCGGCCTCGTTCTGCTGTTCCTGGTTGAACGCGTCGTGGTCGCTGGCGAACATGCAGAACAGCCGGTAGAGCGGCCGCACATCCGGCCACGACACCACAGCGCCGGCATCCATCGCCGCTTGGTTCGCCTGGTAGAAGGCCAGCGCCTCGGCCTCGGCCTTTTCCTGCGCTCCGTCTTCATCGCTGGCCGCTGCCGAGGTGTAGATGCCTTCCCACTGCTCCCACAGGTCCATGCGATCCGGCCATTTCATGATCGACTTGAACACCTTGCGCCGCCAGCCCGGCTTGCGCGAAACGCGGTTGATCGCCGCGTCGTAGTGCAGCGAGGTGCCGACCCAGAAGATATCCATCCCGCCCGCCGGCCCGGCCAGGCCGACCACGGCCTTGATCACGAAGTTTTGAACGGCGTCGCGCTGTTCCTTGTTGCGGACGTTCTCATCGTTTTCCAGATCGTCCAGGAAGATCAGGCCCGGCCGGTGCGGACCATGGCGCATACCGCGCATCTTCTTGCCTACACCGCCGACGCGTACCTTGATGCCGTTGGCCGTGTGGATGGTCGCCGCCTGCCAGACGCGCCCACGGCCGACCGCCTTGGGGAAGTCGGCCGCCAGGCGTGGGTTGCTGTCCAGCTCGGCCTTGATCGCTTCGAGCATTTCAATCGACTGCTCCAGCGTGTTCATGATGATGCCGATCAGCCACTTGCGTGCCTTGGGGCTGGCGTGCGGGACCAGCTCAGCCAGATAGTTGGCCCGGCAGATGCACCACAAGCTGCCGAGCTGCGTTTCGTAGGTCGACTTGGCCTCGCCACGAGGCGCCTGATGCACTTCGCGGGCATCGGTCTGGCCGTCGATCCGCTCCGGGAAGCATTCGAAGATGAACTGGTGGAACTGCGAGAAGTGCGGCGTCGGCACGTAGTGCGGGAAGTAGGTCTTGCAGAAAAACTCGTAATCGACCACCGCCCGCTCGCGCCGCGCCTTGCTCGCCGCCGGGTCGATGGGGAAGGCCTCGCACTCCAGCTCGATAGTCTGGCGCAACTCCTCGGCGAAGGATTCCATCCGGCGCTGAAAGTCGCCGAGGTTCTTCACCTCGGTCAGGTCTTCGTAGTCGTCGGTCCAGTCGAATTCACGCATGGTCGTCACCAGTCACGAGAGTCGAAACCGACCCAGCCGGCGATGCTATGAGCGATGTTGCCCAGCTTGATCAGCGGCCACGTTACAAATACGGTCGTGAACAGAATTGGGGCGAGAAGAATGGCCAGAACAAAGCGTAGATGAGGGGCCCGCTTTTTCGATTTGAAGGCCCAGCGAAGAAGCGCTTTGCTGGGTTCGCCGTAGTAGTAGACGCGCATGGCTATGGCAAATCCTTTTCAAGCATTGCTGCCAAATCCTGATTCGCCTTTCGGCATATGACTTCAAACCGTGACATGATTTTTTGTTCGCGATGCGTCCGTCTCGCCCTGTAGAACTTCCCGAAGTCGGCCATGCCTTCAACGTTCTTGGCGATGCTATCGGCCATCAATTGGTGCGCAACGACAGACAGCGCCTCTTCAGTGGCTGCGGAGAGTAGTGGCTTAGCCATACCGCTTCCCCAGCACCGCCCCGATATCCTCGACATGTGGCTGCAGCGCCCGCAGTGCGGCCGGGTCGGTTTTCTTCAAATACTCGGCGATGACCTTGAGCGTATCCAGTGCCACGGACAGCCCGGAAAACTGCGGATTCAACCGCCCAAAGGCCTTGCTGAACTTGGCGTAGCCATCGGCCAACTGGGCGAGCAGCGCGGCCTTGTCGCTGGCCGGAATCTTCGCTTCTTCCAGTTCCCGCGTGGTCGTGATCACCTGGCGGGCAAAGTCTTCGATGAGCTGCTTGTTCAGCTCGTCCATCCCTTGCTCGCTGATGCGGTAGGCGGCGCGAGCGGTGTCCCAGTCGTCGCCCTTCGCCTTGGCAATCCGCTTCCACTCGCGGGCCGTGTCGTAGCTGACACCGCAGGTGATGGCAGCACCGTTCAAGGGCATGCCCTCGATGTAGAGCTGCCGTGTCCGCTCGCGGGTTTCCTGGCTGTGGGCCATGGTCAGATGCGCTTGATGATTTCGACAGCCGCAGCCGCCAGTGCGCCGCCCACACCGCCACCCAGCGCGCCGAGCTTGGCCGTTTTCTCGATCAGCTTCTTGTCCTCAACTTCCAGGTTGGTGACGCGGGTACCGAGGCCGTCGATGCGCTTGTTGACGTCTTCGCGCACCTGGTTGATCTGGCCGGTCAGGTTCTCCTCGATCCGCGTCATGCGTTCGCCCTGGGCCTGCTCCAGACGGCGGATATCGCCCTTGATGTCTTCGATGCGGGCGGTCAGGCCGGTATGCATGGCGTGCACGGCGCCAGTGAGCTGGCCGATGCTGTGCATGATCTGCGAGTTATCACGGCGGTCGTCTTGGGTAGTCATTTTTCTTGGTCCTCGGCGGTTTCAAAATCGATCAGTGCGCCGAGTCGGTCACGGCACGTGGCGTATTGGCGGATGGCGTGGTCGATCCATTCCGCGATGTCGGTATCGGTGGCAGCGGGGGCATCTTCAGCATCAGGCCGGCTGGCGGCTTCGGGCACGGCTGGGGGCTTGATACCGCCGGAACCGTTGAGCAGGCGGACAGTGCCAGCATTGAGACAAGGCCGGCCATGCGTAAGGCGTTTGATTTCACGGGAGTGCTCCTGGGCTTGGGAAAGTCGTTCCTGGTCGGCCGCTTCCAGTTGGCGCTGCAGGGCATTGGCCACCTGCTGGGCAGCGATCAGCTTGTCGCGGCTGTCGGTAGCCGCCTGGCGATCGGCCTCGGCCTGCGCTTTCTCCAGCTTGGCCACCTTGATGTCGCCCACGTAGAGGCCCATCTTCATGCCGAGCAGGAAGACGCAGGCCAGCACGATCAGGGTGCAGAGAACGACGATTCCGCTGAGAATCTTGTCGGTCATGGCGCATCTCCAAACATTGATTCGATGCCGCCCATGGCTTCGCGAACCATGGAGACAGCCCTTTCCTGGGTGATCTCCTCGAAGGCCGTATCAGCCTTGGATTCGCCATCATCGTCATCGGTGTAACCGATCCTGAATTGACATAAGCCGAGACCATCAACGCCGGGATAGAAATGGAACGCGATCTCAGGGCCTTCATCGCTGCTCTGGCGCATAACAAGCACCTGGCCGCGTTCCGTTTCATACAGCTTGGCAAAGGGCTTCATACGCATACCCCTTTTCCCCAGGCCGTATAGGCCGGCTGCAGCACTTTGATGATCCGCTTCGGGTAACCGCGATTTTCAGCAAAGGCTCCCTGGCTGCGGCCCGCGTTGAATCGTTCCACCTGCCCCCACCAGCGCGTTCGAATGCCACCCGAAGCCTGCGTCAGTGCCTTGTCCTTCAGCAACCAGCCCAGCCCGCCGTTGTAGGCTGAGAGCACCATGGCTATGCGTTCGCAATCGTTCTCGGCCGCGGTGCGTTCCCACAACCATCGGTCGTAGGCCGTCAGGGCACGCAAGGCCCAGACAGGGTTATCCGGCTGGCGCTGTGCTAGCTCCGGTACGATGCCGCCAATCCAGTCTGCCGTGGCCGGCATGAACTGGGCGAGGCCCTTGGCACCGACGCGGGAGACAGCACGGGCATTCCAGCCGGATTCCTGATGCACCTGGGCGGCAAAGGTGGCAATGGGCGCATCCAGCCCCCACGCCAGGCGCGCATTGCGCGTCAGCTCGCCCCGGTACTGTTGTGCAGACTGCGGCACTTCGGCCGCCTGCAGGTGGCCGGAGAGCAGACCACCGACCAGGCAGAGCACGGCCACCAGCAACGTGGCCAGCAGTTCCTGCCGTTGTTCCAACGTCCAGCGCCCGAACACGATCAGGCTCCCAGACCCATGGCCAGCATGGCACAGCCGACGATGATGGATCGTCGCAGCATGGCAATGCCGAAGAGATGCGCCGTAGCGCTATCGCCCATATCCCAGGGCGGAAGGGTGAAATTGACCTCGGTGCTCGCCGGGTCGCAGAAGTCGAAATCACCGTCGCAGGTTTCGCCCATGAAGGCATCCGGCCGGGCATAGGGGAACAGCGAACGGTCAAGCCAGTAACCCACCACACCGGCCATGCTGACCAGGGAGAGCTTGTACAGGCTGACCGGCAACTGCTGCGGCGCGAGCAGGCCGATGATGCAGACAAGCATGATGGTGGCGATCAGCCACCCGAAAAGGCGGGGAGGTTTCATTGCGCAAACTCCTGGTCAGGTTGGTCAAGGTACGACCGGAGTTTGCGCGTGCGCGCGAGGGCTGCTTAGGCTGGAAACGTTTCCAGCTACGGGGTTACGGGATGATCAGTCACGTCCATTGGGTCGTGACTGAACAAAACGCATCAGTTGTTCTTGTTCTCTGGGAGGTCGAACATTCCGACAAGATGGACTGCGTGTGCGATGCCGCCAACGCTATTCGCATAATGCTGCTGACCGGTGACAATTCCACAGAACTTGGCTCGACTGTTCGCCACAATTTCACCCGTCGAGCGAACGGCTACGAACCGGTAAAGCTGGCCAGCATCGTTGTACATGCCACCAAGGAACACCTTTCCGCCGGGAACTGTGTTGTCTACTGAGATTTCGATGACCCTTCCCCCGGTACAGATTCTGCTGCCCCGCTGAGAGTTGGAGTCCTTCATCACCATTGCGTATTTACCAGCCGGTATTTCTTGAAGCTCTGACCATTTCATCCTGTCAATGCTCCACAGCGCCAGTGCTGCAGTGCCTTGATCGAGATTTTCATCAGGCTTGTCTGTCATATATAGACGTGTGGCTGCAATTGCCGCTCTCAAGGTTTCTGGTTGGGGAGGAGCAGGAGCAGAAACCGGAATTTTCTGTTCAGAATTACCCGCTGATTTCGTGGGTTCTGAACCTTGAGGACTACAGGCAGCCAACATAGCGCATGCAGCAAGGAAGGTAACGACGGCTCTCACGATTTTCCCCTTTAATTTTCCAAAAATAGGCCATAGCTCCGACCTTGCTTGACGCGCTTGATATCGCCGATTATCTCTGCGTAGTACATCACATACCGAAACCGCTCGACATCAAACTCAGGAAACCCTTTCGCCAGGCTTGACTGGATCACGCCAGGGCGTGACTCGACAATCGGCATGACCACTGCCATCACCTCGGTGTAGTATGGATCGGCGCGCATCAGCCCCGCTAGCAAATGATCATAGGCTGCAGTGGCTTCGGGCAGCGCATTCTCTTCACGCATCCGGAAACCGACTGCGCGTAGCTCTTGCCGGGCCGCCTCAAAGTCGAGCCGTAGCCAATGTCGGCGCACTGTATCGAACTGGCGCTGCCAGTAGTCATCGATTTCGACCCCGGTTTCGATCCATGCAGCCCTGGCACGAACCTTCGAAGCGAGAGTTGGATGCACCGCTCCGATCCGCAACGCGATGCCTCGTAGCCATGTTTGAGCTGATCTGCTGGTTTTGTGAATCCGTTCTCTGGCCACCTCTGGTCCGATGGCATTCTCGATTGTGCCACGCTCGCTTTCGGTCAGAGACTCCTGCCACCACTCTGCCAGATCGAAATAATCAATCAGTCCGGATGGCGTGTCATCGACGTTGACGGCGCCCAGTGTCGTGATGTGCAAGTTCTGAATCACCACGGTATTCGTGCCACAAAGTTGGCCGATCAGGCCGGTGATGTTGGTGCTATTGACGATGTCGCCTATGGCGGCTTGTGCGCCCTTATCAGCCGCTGCTTTGTTCCCCATTTGTTCCCCTGTTGACGATCTTCTTTCCCGCTGCCTGCGCATTTCTCCCGGTCGCAGTTACGGTGATTTGTGTCTGCTTTGCTTCAGCAGCTTTTTCTTTGATTTTTTTCTGTACTTCCAGCGGCCCTGATTCCGTAAGAACAAAGGCCAGCATCCGTCTTCGGGTCGGCACGTCGAGTGCGCGATAACCGTCGAGCAAGATCATTTCATCCGAAGCAAGCGCCGAGTTGGAGCGAATGCCGGTCAGGATGTACTGAGCATCCGCACCCGCCTGGGCGAACAGGAACAGCACGTCGCCACCCATCGCCGCCTTGGCGCGCTCGTACTTTCCCCACATCTCGCGACTGACGCCGCAAGTGCTTCCAGCCTGCTCCTGGCCAAGCTTCAAGCGCTTCCTTTCCTCGGCGATCCGAGGTGCACAAACAATACAAAAATCCACGTTCGACCCCGTTGACAAAGAGAACTCAAGTTCTCATAATTGAAACCACTTGAACGAACTTAAATTCTCAATCCATAACAACGGAAGGAGTGAAACAAAGTGAAAGACAACGAAAGGCTAGCACAAGTAAATAACCGGATAAAGACCGCCGGTATTGCGCAGTCCGCCATCGCCAAGCGCCTCGAAGTTCCTGAGTCGACGGTTAGCAAGGTTCTCAGCGGAAAGATGCCGGGCAAGCGTGGAAATGCTCGCAAGGTCGCTGTGGCACTCGGAATCGTCGATGGTCGTTTGGATGTGACCCTGGACGATGTTCTTGTTGGTTTGAAGGCAGCTTGAGGAAAAATAAATGAGTAATTCACCCGTCAAATACCGCCACCCCGGAAATCACGAACTGGAATGGAGTGGCAAGGGTCGTCAGCCGAAGTGGGTTGAGGCATACCTGGCCAATGGTGGATCGATGGTCAGCCTGGATGTGTCCGTGCAGCTCCGGGACGAAATGGAGCAGCTTGAAGATGCGCTCGATGCTGCCGAAATGGAATCTGATGGTATCGACCTCGGCATCGGCGACAGCTCGCCGGCCGTGTTCGAACCGAATTACCAGATCGTTGCCGACACTAGCACCGATGAGGCGCGGCAGAGTATTGCCCGAGATGCCGCTATGTTGATTCCCGATGAATCATCCAGCCAGCAGGTATCGCAGTTGGCTAAAGAGATTGGTTATAACGGCTCCCCGACCATCGGTTCGCTGGAAGACGAGATTCGGTTTTATCAGCGCCGTACAGTGGAGGCATGCCTGGAGCTGGGTAAAAGGCTGCTGCTCCTTAAAGCCATGACGCCGCATGGTGAATTTGAAAAGCGCCTCTCGCTGCTCGGCATTGAAAACACCAAGGCGCAGCGCTTTATGAAAGCGGCTGGAGCTACAGCCAAAAGCAGCAATTTGCAGCTTTTGAGCGATAAAACAAAATCGTTTTCTGCGTTTTTTGAAATCGTGATGACCGACGATGAGGTAGTTGAAAACATCCTGGAATGGGATGACGTTGACCGTCTCTCCGCCAGCCAGCTCAGGGCGCGGGTAAGAGAATATGAACAGTCGATAAACCGCCTTCAAACCGACCTTAATACGGCGCAATCGCGGCTTTCTGCCGAAGCCAAGACTCTGCCACCGCCGCTATTGTCGAGAGAGGTTGATAAGCAGATTCAGTCTGCCCTGAATGCTGAAGCCATGGGAGCTGCGGCGGTTGATCTGCTGAATCGGCAGATCAGCGATATGGCCGCTGGCGGTGACTTCCTGGCGGAACGCGCTGCAACGCTGCATAGCTGCTTGTGCGCGCTGGCCTCCCGAGTGTCTGTGGCTTTCAGCGCCTTGCAGGCGGTCGCCGACGACTGCGATGTAAGCCTGCCGAAACGCCCTCAAATGGTGGTCAGCGAGGAGATGGCAAGGGAGTACCTGGCCGCTCATACGGGATACATCGAAACGGCTATCGAGCTTGTACAGAAACAGCAGATTGCCCGTGGGGAGGTGCTTGGGCGCGGGCGTGGCCGACCGGCGGGAAGCAAGAACAATCGAAAAGCAGGGGAAGCGTGATGTTCGGCGGCGTTCCTGACGTGATTTGCGACCTATGGATCATTCGTGACTGGCAGGCAAACGAAGCGTTGCGCGCTGGAAACGTCGATGCCTGCAATGCCATGCTCGCCGAGGCTCTTGATGACGAGGCGGCCGTCTATGGCCTGCCGCATGACTACACCGCCGGTCGGCGTGTGCATGTGTTTGCCAATGCTGACTGTGAAGTATGGCTCGGCTGCTACGACCCGGAATGGTGCAACGCGATATCCGTGCTGCCCGACACCGGCATGGCTGATGCAGTGGCTGAGGATGGTGGTCCATACGCCATCCTGCTGGATGGTCGTGCCGTGGTCGGTGTTCATTCCCGGAGCTGAAAATGAAAGCGAGTGCGATGGTTAAACGCATCGACGTTTCGAAGGCGCCAGGTGTGCCCGCCGTGATGCCAACTGCCCAGGTACTGGCGCTGCGTGCGCGTGATCCATGGCGCGAGGCAACAGAGCGTGCTCGGAAGATTGCTGTAGCACGCGAAGATGTATTGCTCAACCTGAAGTCGCGAATTATTCCTGGCGTGAGCGTTGATCGCGCTATCAAGTCGCTGCAGGCCGCTGCCGAGGCGGGAGAGCTGCCCCCGTTCCTGACGAATCAGTTGCGACTAGTGACGACACGGAAGGGACGGGCTGCACCGGGTCGAAATACGCTCTATGAATGGCTCGGCGATTATGAAGCGGAAGGTGTCACAGGACTCTTGCCGGAATACAAGGGCCGCGTCGTCGAAGCGGCCGGTTGGTGGGGCCCGGCACTGGAATACTTCAACGCACCCAGCAAGCCGGACATGTCGGCGGTGCATCGCCGCCTGGTCGAGGTCGATCACTTCGCCGTGTCGTATGACCAGGTACGCGGCTACCTGACCGGCGTGCCGGCCATGTACGGCCGCAACAGCCCGGCGCGGATCGGTCGAAACCTCTACAAGCTGACCGAGAAGGCCTTCATCCGGCGCTCGGTGCTGGCAGCGCTGCCGGGCGACATCCTGGCAGCGGACGGCTACAGCGCTGACGTGTATCTGGCACACCCGCTGACCGGTGGCCTGTGGCGGCCCGAGCTGACCGTGTGCATCGACGTGCGAAGCGGCTTCGTTCCGTACTGGCGGGCCGACGAACACGAAGGCACTTACGCCGTGCAGAACATGTGGGCCGAGGCTTTAAGCCGCTGGAACCATACGCCCATCTTCCTGTACGTCGACAATGGTTCCGGCCACAAGAACCGCCTGATGAGCGATGACAACGTCGGCTTCTACAAGCGGGCCGGCATCGTCGAGGTCATTCACGCGCTGCCGGGCAACCCGCACGGCAAGGGATGGATTGAGCGCTTCTTCAGGTCGATGAAGGATGACTTCCTGAAGATGGAGTTCCCGCAGTTCTACTGCGGCACCGACGCCTCGTCCGATCACCTCAAGCACGTCGTGAATGAGGTCCGGGCCGGTCGTATGGAAGCGCCCAGCCTGGCTGAGTTCACCGAGAAGTTCAACGCCTGGCTGATGCGCTACCACAACCGGCCGTCACCCGCCGAGCCACGCCGTACCCGGGCCGAAATCTGGGGCGAGCTGCAGCCGATCCCGCCGGCCGACAGCGTCAAGGAACTCAAGCGCCAGGCAACGCAGCTCACGGTGCGCCGCGCCTCGGTCAAGCACTACCGCCGGGAGTATGGCCACGCCGATCTGCATGCCTTCAACGGTCAGAAGCTCATTGTCGAGTACGACCTGGTCGATGCCAGCTTCGTCGTCATCCGTACGCCGGACGGCCGCTGGATATGCGATGCGCCGCTGATCAAGGCTATCGACGTGATTGCACCGAACCGCCTGGAAGAAGCCCGCCAGATGCGTGCCGACAACGCCATCAAGCGCCTCGAAAAGAAGATGGCCGAGCAGCAGGCCCGCGCCGGCCGCGTGATCGACGCCGATGCCATCGCCGATGGCGCCGCCCTGGAAGGCCACTCCATTCGCCTGCTGCCCGAAGACGGCAACGACGACGAAATCAACCTGTTCGACTAAGGGGAAATCATGACTGAACAAATCAACTGGCCCGACCACTACACGGGCGTCGACCGCGAACTGATCGAAGCCACCCTCAAGTGGATCGAACAGCGCAGCTACACCCAGGCCGCCCTGGCCCGCCTGGCGCGCATCAGCGCCAGCAGCCTCAACCAGATTCTCAAGGGCACCTATGTCACCAGCCCGACCAAGCTGCTGGCCTCGGTTGAATCCGCCATGCGCCACGCCGACGAAACCAGCGGCCATGCCATGGCCCCGGTGCAGACCAGCGTTTTCAAGCTGGTGAATACCGCCTGCGACATGGCCCGGCGCTACCGCAACTTCGCGGTGATGACCGGCTTTGTCGGTACCGGAAAGACTTTCGCCTTGAAGTATTACGTCAGCACGCACCCGAACACCTACTTCATCGAAGCGGCGCCGACCATGACGCAGGCCAGCCTGACCAAGCAGCTCTACCGCCTGGTGGTCGGTACCGGCAAGGGCAGCATCGCCGACAAGTTTGATGAGCTGGTAGCCAGCCTCAAGAACACCGATGCGCTGCTCATCGTCGATGAGGCCGAGACGCTGACGCCGAATCAGTTGCACACCATTCGCCGCGTCCGTGACCTGGCCGGCATCGGCATCGTGCTCGCCGGTACCGAACACCTCTCGGGCCTGATCAAGCCGCAGCACGGCCAGTTCGACCAGATTCGCAGCCGTACCGGCTTCTGGCCCGGCACGGTGACCGGCATCACCGCCGAGGATGCCGCTGCCCTGGTGCAGTCTGCCTTCGGCGCCGAAGAGGTCGCCGACGACGTGGTCGCTCGGCTCTTCGCCTACTGCAAGGGCAGCGCCCGGATGCTGGTCGAAGGCTTGATCGCCGGCATCAAGGAATTCCGCAAGAACCGCCCGCTCGACGTGAAGTTGGTCGATGCCGTCGCCAAACAGGCCCTGTGCCTGCAATCCCTCGCCTGAAAGGTCCGCCATGGAAAACGTCATCCGCATCGACAGCCGGCCGCGTGTGTTGCACGCCGCCTTCGTCCGCAGCCTCGCCGAGGCGAACCGCGCCGCCCGCCAGTTGCGCAAGCTGGGCTGCCACGTGCTCAGCCTGACCGTGGCTGACGCGGGCGCCGAGATCGTGGTCGACCGCAACCCGCACCGCACCCTGATCGGCTGCCCGGGCGTGCATGTCACCTGCGCGCAATCCAACCTCGTGCGTGTCGCCCGCCATGTCTGATCGCGCGCCCTGGACCGACATCGAGGACGGTCTGCTGCGCGGCTACATCGCCGAAGGCATTGGCCCTTGCGCGGCTGCGCGCCGCCTGAGCCGGCCTGAGTCATCGGTATATCGCCGCATCGAGACGCTCAGCCTGAAGGTGAAGAAGCAGCAGCGCGCCTGCATGTGCTGCCGTGCCCCGTTCATGTCCGATGGCCCGCACAACCGCCTTTGTGGCCGTTGCCGGACCAAGGAAAAAACCCCGTTCGACTTTTAACCTGGAGTAAGCGAAATGCCCCCGAAAACCACCAAGACCCGCATCAAGACCCCGGCCGTAGCCGTTGCAGTTCCGCAGAACCGTGAGCAGGCTGCCAAGTCCATTGCCGAGATCGGCACGCTGACCCGCGAACTGTCGCGCTGCACGGCCGACATGAACGATGAACTCGCCCTGGTCAAGGAACGCTACGAGCAGCAGGCCGAACCGAAGCGCCTGAAGATCGAGGCGCTGACCGAGGGCGTGCGCACCTGGGCCGAAGCCAACCGCGACACCCTGACCCAGGGCGGCAAGGTGAAGACGGCCGCCCTGACCACCGGCGAGGTGCTTTGGCGCCTGCGCCCGGCCAGCGTGCGCATCACCGGTGCCGATGCCGTGCTTGACCTGCTGCGCCGCATGGGCCTCGGCCGCTTCATTCGCACCAAGGATGAAGTCAACAAGGAAGCCATCCTCAACGAGCCGGAAGCCGTCTCCGCTGTGCCGGGCATCGCAATTGCCCAGGGCGAAGATTTCGTTGTGGTTCCGTTCGAGACCGAGCTGGCGGAGGGTTGATCATGGATGCCCAAAAATCTCTGGCTGAAGCGATCAAGATGGTCGGCCGTTCAATGCCGGTCGGCATGGAAGTCCTTTTCAGTCGTGAGCCTGGCGAACCGGGCGCCTCGATGGTGATCGTTGAACCGAACGGGAACAGCACCGAGTATCGGTTTCTGAAATCGGAGCCAATGGCTGATTTCGCGCTGGGAAGGTTGAGACTCGAATCCCAACTTGAGATGACGCTGCGCAATCTGCTCGCCAGCATCGAACTACACACCGATTGCATGACTGGCGAGATTGATAGTGCTGCCATCGCCGATGAGGTAGATGCTGCTGAATTGCTGCTTTCCGAAAGCTGGGAGGTTGATGAAAGCCACCCGGCCAACCAGGTCAATTTTCAGCCGGCCACCGTCAGTTACCCGACCGGCAGCCTTGGCGAGCCTCTGGAGGTGTGCGATGAAGGCTGATCGCATGGGAACCTATACCGAGCAGGTCCGTGCTCGCATGGGCTGGATTTCGCCGACTGCCAGAAAGGCGGCCGGAAAGAATGACACCAAGGTCTGCATTAACTGCAACTGGGTCTGGCAGAAAGAAATCCCTAACCGCGATGGTGGTTGCGGAAACTACTCGACGTATTGCGGCCATCCGGCAGCCGGCGGTCATGATCATGTCGGTGGCCATGCCACCCGCGATACAGCATCTTGTGACAAGTGGGAGCGGAAGCCATGACCCGCTACGCCTCCCGCAAGTTCCTGCTCGCCCTGGCCGCCCTGGTCAGCGCCAGCGCCCTGGTGGCCACCGGGCATATTGCCGATGGTGTCTATTCGGCGGTCGTCATTGCCACGGTCGGCGCCTACATCGCCGGCAACGTGACCCAAAAGGCGGTGACCAAATGACGCCCGAACTCAAGCGCCAGCTTTTCCCGCTTCGCGCCCCGCGCTGGCAGTCCATGCTGTTTCACCCGGTGGCTGTGTTCGCTGCGGCAGTGGATGGCTACTTCGAAGCCTTCTTTGCGTGCTTCCCGGATCGCAAGCCGCGCATCACCTTCTTTTCGAAGCTGCCCGAGCGTATTCCGGAGGATGTGCAATGAGCGACGAAGACATCTACGAACGCCAGGTGCGCGTGCTTGAAAAAGAACTGGCGGCATCCCGCGAGACGCTGCGCGATCGGTTTGCGATGGCGGCTCTGACGGGCTACCTGGCGTCATTCGAACCGACGGAAGAGCCGTCCGAGTACGCAAGCTCCATCGCTATCGATTGCTTCCGCCTGGCCGATGTGATGATGGAGGTGCGGGAAAAATGAGCGACCTGACCAAGCATCATCTGCAGCTCGTCGGCATCGCCAAGACCTGGGCGCTGAAGAACCTGCCCGGTTGGTCCGACGAAAGTCACCGCGATCTGCTCGGCACGTACGGTGGCAAGGCAGTCGAAGGAAAGGTGTCGGCCAGCACGATGACGGTGCCGCAGCTCGGCAGCGTGCTCGATGCCTACGAGCGCCGGGGCTGGCCGCGCCAGAAGAAGGTGTTCGGCAAGGGCGATGCCGCACGCAAGGTGCCGCCGCAGATCGCGCACCTGGTCCGCCTGTGGGGCAAGCTCGGCGCAGTAGGAAAGGTGGATAACGACAGCCGGCCTGCGCTGCTCGCCTGGTGTGCGCGCCAGGTGAATCACGAAGTGCGGGATCTCGATAGCCTGACCACGGCCGAGTCGCAAAAGCTGATCGAAGCCCTCAAGGGCTGGCTGGGACGCTGACATGGTCTTCAAGCTCGAACCCGTCCCACCCGACCACGTGCCGGCCAAGCCCTTGGCCTGGCCGGTCATCGACGAGGAGCTGCTGCGCACCCTGCCGCCGATCCTGCGCGGCGTGGTGATGGCGCTCGGCTTCGTGCGTGCCCGGGAGTTCCTCGCAGCACATGGCGGCGTCAATGTCGTCATTCCCAAGCAGCGCACCGCCGCGCTCGGCCTGGAGCAGGATGAACTTGCCCGCCTGCGCCAGGCGCTCGTCCTGCACATGGATGCCGCCGGCCGGGTATGGATGCCGAAGGCCGACAAGCTTTTCAAGCGCGCCCGGGATACCCAGATTCGGAAGGACCGCCAAAGCCACAGCATCGCGGCGCTGGCCAGGGCACACGACCTCAGCTCGAAGCAGATATGCAACATCTGCCGCGAGGGCGATGAACGACAGTTCGACCTGTTTTAGGCGCTGACGGGCAAATGCTCGTCGGCTGCCATTGCCCAGTGCCGCAAAAACCCATTTGAAGACCATTTAAAAGCCGCGAACGCATGCACGCGGCAGTGCTGACACCGGCAGCACCCGAAAAACGCAATACAGCGCGATTCTGAAGGTCATCCCCTTCCCGGTCAGCGGGAAACATTTCCAGCCCTGACCCGGATTTCGCCAACGGCGAAGATTGCTCCATCAACAACGGAGCACGCCGTGGCAAACCCGAACCCTCTCCCGAAGAATGTCGCCGCCCTGGTCATCGACCTGACGGCCAGTACCGAAGGCTACCCGGAAGGGTGCAATGCGCACATCACGCCGGATGGCTACTTCCGCGCCGACGACGGGCGGCCGCGCAGCATGGAAGGGGTCGAGGTCGATGACTGGCTGATGAATGCCGAGATCGCCGCCGCCTTGATCGCCCGTCTTGAATCCAGCGGCAAGCCGATCCTCTACGACTACGAACACAACTCGCTGTGGGGCGACAGCCGCGCCGCCGGCTGGATCGTCAAGCTGGTGTATGTCGCCGGCCGTGGCCTGTTCGGTCGCGTCGAGTGGACGCCCGATGCCGCCGAGGAGATCGCCAAGAAGGTCTATCGCTACTCCTCCCCGCTTTTCTACTTCGACCCCAAGACCGGCGCCGTCACTGAGCTGCTGTCGGTCGCCCTGACCAATAACCCCGCCCTGGGCGATCTGGGGGCCGTCGATCTGGTTCGCCGTGCAGCGTTGGCCGCGCTGCCGCTGGGCGCATTGGCCAATCAATTCATCAAAACTGGAGAGTCCGATATGACCCCTGAACAGTTGGCCGCGCTCACTGCCGAGCGTGATGGCCTCAAAACCACCGTTGCATCCCTGACCGCCGAGGTCACCGGCCTGAAGTCGCAGGTTGTCGCCCTGACTGCCGAACGCGATGGCCTGGTTGCCGAGAAGGCGCAGGCCGCGCTGGTCGATGAAGAAACCGAGAAGGCCGAGCTGATCAAGGCTGCTCTCTCCGGTGAAAAGCCGCGCCTCGTGCCGGCTCAGAAAGCCTGGGCTGAAAAGCAGCCGCTGGCTGCGCTCAAGGAATACCTGGATGCAACCGGCCCGGTCGCCCTGGCAGCCCAGCAGTCGGCCCCGCCGGCCGGCGATGGCAACCACGGCCTGAGCCAGGAAGAACTGGCGATGTGCTCGAAGATGGGTGTCACGGCCGAGCAGTTCGCTGCCACCAAGAAAGCCCAGGCCTAAGCGCCGGTTGCCACCTCACTCAATCAGGAGAAGTAAATGCCCGCCACTGTAATGACCCAGGCGCAACTCGACGCGCTCAAGACCTCGCTGGTCGCCCGCTGGAACGCCGGCCTGGCGATGACCAATCCGGACTGGATGAAGATCGCCAAGAAGATTCAGTCTTCCGGCAAGTCCAATACCTATGAATTCCTGTCGCAGTTCCCGGCCTTCCGCGAATGGGTTGGAGCCCGCCTGCACAAGGTATTCAAGGAAACCGGCTACAACGTTCCGAACCGCAAGTTTGAAACCACCGTCGACGTCAAGCGCGATGACTGGGAAGACGACAACATTGGCCAGTACGGCCTGCTCGCCGAAGGCGCTGGTCAATCCGCTTCTGATCTGATGAACGATCTGGTGTTCCAGTTGATTGGCCTCGGCTTCAATACCACGTGTTACGACGGCCAATACTTCTTCGACACCGATCACCCGGTTGCTGCCAATGAAGACGGTACCGGCGCCGTGACCAACGTATCCAATCTGCAAGCCGGTGCCGGTGCCCCCTGGGTGCTGCTCTGCACCAAGCGCGCCGCGAGCCCGTTCTATCTGCAGGAGCGGATCGCTCCGCAGTTCGACTCGATCACCTCGGTGCAGAATGCCAACGTGTTCGACCTGGACGTGTTCAGCTTCGGTGGCCGTTGGCGTGGTGAGGCTGCCTTCGGTTTCTGGCAGTGCGCCTTCGGTTCCAAGGCGGCACTAACTGCGGCCAACTTCGAGGCTGGATACGACGCGATGCTTGGTTTCAAGGGCGACGGTCAGCGCAAGCTTGGCACCATTGCCGACACGCTGGTAACCGGTGCGTCCAACCGTGCTGCTGCTGAAGCAATCCTTGATAAGGAAAAGCTGGCCAACGGTGAATCCAACACCAACTACAAGCGCGTCAATCTGATTATCACGCCCTGGCTGTAACGAACAACCCACCGTGAAGTAGCACGCGACCCCCGCCCTGGCCTTGTCGCCGGGCGGGGCTCTGGAGACCGATATGAAAACCTTGTTTGTACGCATCTCCCCGCGCAAGGAAGCCGAACGCTTCTGGCGCTGTGGGATTGAATTTGGCCGGGGTTGGAAGAAGGTGAGCGATCTGGATGACGCCACCGCCCAACGCCTGGAAGAGGAGCAAATGCTGGAGGTGACGGAAACGCGCCCGGCGGACCTGGAAGACGAGGCTCAGGCAGGTGATAGCGCCAATGCCATCGATCCGAATGCCGGCAGTTCCGTCCCTCCAGTGGTTGCACTCAGTGCCGCTGAATCTGCCGCTGCCGAAGCTGCCGCTGCCGAAGCTGCCGCTGCTGAAGCCGCCGCTGCTGAAGCCGCCGCTGCTGAAGCTGCTGCTGCCGAAGCCGCTGCTGCCGAAGCCGCTGCTGCCAAGCCCGTCACCAAGAAGAAGGCGGCCAAGTAATGGCCTTCGCCACTCGTGCCGATCTGCTCGCCCGGTCAAACGCCCGGCGCCTTGCCCAGTTGGCCGTGCCGGCTGACATGGCCATGGTGCCGGATGAGGCCCTGCGCGTGGCCATCGCGGGTGGCGATTTAACTGCCTACACCGCCGATGACCAGGTGGCGTTGGCTGCTGCCCTGGATGCCATCGACAAGGCCTTGGGCGATGCCGATGCGTTGATCCTGAGCTACGGCATTCCCGAGACAGTTCAGACGACGCTCATTGCGCGCCTTGCCTCGACCATTGCCCTGTATTACTTGCAGGGCGCCGAGCGCATGACGAAGGAAGTGCAGCAGGCCTACGACGCTGCCATCGCCATGCTCAACAAGCATGCGTCAGGTCAGCTCAACCTGATTCCCCCATTGCCGACTGATCCGGTGCCATCGGCAGACATGGTCATCATCGAAAGCAGCCCCAGCCGGTACAGCACTGCCTACGACGATGAGGTTGGCCTGTGATCTCCCTGCAGCCGATCCGTACCCTGCTTGCCGAGAAACCGGCCGACTTTGCTGGCCTGTGGTTCCGCAAGGTGGGTGGCGGCAGCACTTTTGCCAAGCTGATGGCGGATGCGTTGCCCCTGCCTGCCGCCTGGGTGGTTCCTGCAGCCGACCGCACACAACATGCCGGCGAGTGTGCCGAGAACGTGACACTGGGCTTCGATGTGGTGATCGCCATCGAGAACGCCCGCGAGCATTACCCCGGCGAGAGCGACGACGTGCTGCTGCAGTACCGCCTGGCTGTGAAGGGTCTGCTGCTCGGCTGGCAGATCGCGCCGGATGTGCGACCGCTCAAGTTCGGCGGCGGCCAGATCATCGAATACACCGAAACCGACATTTATTGGCGCGACCGCTACACCTTCGACGCCCTGATTACCAACTACCTGCCTGACCCGCCGGCCTATGAGGCCCTGACCTTTACTGGAGAGCAATTATGATTTCTTTCAACCATGTGCCGACCGCGCTCCGCTACCCGGGCGCCTATATCGAGGTCGACGGTTCGCAGGCCGGTTTGGGCGGCGACATCCCCGCCGTGTTGCTGGTCGGCCAGAAGCTGGCTACGGGCACCGCGCCGGCCGGCGAGATCACCCAGCTTTCCGGCGTTCAGGATGCGATTGACAAGGCCGGCGCCGGCTCCATGCTGGCCCAGATGGTCGCTCGTTACCGCGCCATCGACCCGACGCTTGATATCTACATGCTGCCCTATGCGGACAACCCGGCCGGCGTTCAGGCCACGGGCACCATCACCGTTACGGCCGGGCCGACCTCGGCCGGCACCCTGGCGCTGTATATCGCCGGCAAACTGGTGACTGTCGGCATCAACCTGGGCATGACGCCAACGCAAGTTGCCACGGCGATTGCCAATGCCATCACCGCCGCCGGTACCGATGTGCCGGTGACTGCCGTCGCCGCTGCTGCCGTGGTAACCCTGACCGCACGCCACAAGGGCACCTGCGGCAACGCCATCGACATCCGCCTCAACTTCTACCGCGAAGCTGCCGTGGCCGGGCTGGCCCTGACCATTGCCGCCATGGCCGGCGGTGCTGGCGACCCGGCGCCGGGCGCGCTGACCACCATGCTGGGTCAGTTCTGGTATCGCTATGTCGCCCTGGGCATCAACGATGCAGCCACGCTGGCCGCCTGGCATGCCGAAAGCCAGTTGCGCTATAAGCCGCCGATCCAGGCCGGCTTCCGTGCCTTCACCGCGCACCGTGGCGACTACGCCGCTGCCGTGGCTTTCGGTACGGCCGGCAACTACGAGCACATTTGCTGCCTCAGCCTCGAAATCAACCCGACCAGCACGTGGGAAGCCGCCGCCATCGTCTGCGCTGCTGCCGCGCCCAAGCTCTACAACAGCCCGGTCGAATCGCTCGAAGGCATCGCGCTGCCCGGCATGATGGGCAAGACCTATCACGACTGGACGAACGCCAACAGCCTGCTGTTCAAGGGCATGAGCGTGCTGCAGGTGAGCAAGGATGGTTCGTGCAGCATCAAGCGCCTGATCTCGATGTATCAGTTCCGTCCGGATGGAAGCACCGATGACGCCTTCCTGGATATCAACACGGCCGAGGTGATGGAGCGCATCCGCTACGAGCAGCGCATCGGCGCCATCAAGCGCTTTACCGGCACTGCTGCCGCCAAGACCAACGAGGGTTACCGCCCCGGCCTGCGCATCACGACCGAAGACGATGTGCGCGCCTTCCTGCTCTCGCTCTACAAGCACAGCCTGATGGAGGAATTCGGCTGGGTGCAGGCCTACGACTACTACAAGGGCAGCCTGGTGGTCGAACAAGACCCGCTCAACCCGAGTCGCTTCAACTACCGCGATACGCCGATCCTGCTCTCGCCGTACTACATCCTGGCTGGCCGCGACGTGTTCTACAAGGCCGTCCCGACCTACTAAGCCGCCCACACTGACCGAACCGAAAGGAGCCACCCATGGCACAACTGAACAACATCCGCACCGTCAGCGTGCCCAGCATTGGCAAGCTGCCCCTGGCCGACAAGGGCAGCACCTTCGTGCCGAGTGGCGTGCAGCGCACCCACAAGCCCGGTCGCCTGGCCAGCGATGGCGGCTACACCGAGGGCGAGCTGCCGGCCAAGCTGGACCTGAGCATCAACCTACAGGGCGGCATTGACCACGCGGCAATCAACGCCATCAAGGATGAGGATGTCACGATCCGCCTCGCCGATGGCCAAGTGCACATGATGAGCCTGGCGTTCGTCACCGAGCCGCTGGCCGTGGGTGACGGTGAAGGCAAGATCGTCATCATGTCCAACACCTCCGAGCGGATCGCCTGATCATGACTGCGACCAACGACGGGATCATTCACCTGCGAGGGAAGATCGAGGGGGGCAAGCTGGTCGCCCTCCTGGATCACCAGGGACAGGAATTGGGCGGGCCGGTTACGTCGAAGCTGAACGAGGTCACCGGGAGGATTAAAATCACAGGCGTCAATCCTGTGTCCTACCTTGGCAAGCCGTCCGCCATGTTTGTCGGCGACAGCCTCATGGACCAGTGCTTTATCCCTAGCACCTCGTCGCGTTCAGCGCGGGACTGGATCATGCAAGCCGATGCTGAATTGGGCGGCGTGCTCGGTCGAGTATTTGACGCCGGAGTATCTGGCGACAATTCAAGCGAAATCCGCGCCAACCTCGCGGCATCGCTGGCGACTAATAATCCGGCCATCGTCATCTTTGGACCTATCTCGGTAAATAGCATCGGCGACGGCATCACGGCAGAGCAAAACATCGCCGACCTGCAATGGATGTACGACACAGCGATTGCTTACCCGAGCGTCGTGCAGGTGTTTATCTCGACGGTGCATACGCCGACGGCTCAATCTACTGTTGCCGCGTCGCGCCGCTGGTTGGCTACGGTCAATGCTTTTGTCGAGGCATACGGGGCCGCGAAAAATATCCCTGTTATCCCGTTCGCTCGGCAATTTACGTCGCAGACATCGGGCGGCGCGAAGACCAATCTTTCGCCGGACGGCACGCATTTGACCTACAGAGGCGCTTACGAGATGGGCGTCAATCAGGTCAAGCCTGTCTTGCGTCCGCTGGCTGTCGCGCCGTGGTCAATGCCCCGTGGCGCGCTCAATCACCTCAATCTGCTCGGACCTGCAGCGGCTCTGCAAGGTGACATGCAGGTGGTGCAAACAACACGGCGATCAATGCGGGTATGACCGGGACTGCCCCTAATGCCGTATTTGCGCGCCGAAACACTGGCGACGGTGCGTCGTCTGGCGTGTGTAGCGTCGTCACTGGCGCGGTGTCTGACCTAGATACTGTATCTGCTCAATGCGCCGTCACTGTCGGCGTCGCCGGTTCTGGCGCTGGATTTACCATCGGTCACGAGCAGACGGCCCGCAACCGCTACGACAATGCTCGGTCGAATAGCCAAGCCTACGGCTACGGAGAACGCTACGCGATCAGCGCAACGCTCGTCGCGCAGGTCTATACCCCCGGCACAAGTGCTGCCTCTGCTCCGGATGTCTCGGCCCTTGTTGCTGGCGATACCTTTGCCGATGGCACAGCAGTGTTTTTGGTCACTGAGCGCCCGATGCCGGGTGATCTTGTCGAGATTTGCGTCGATTGCGGTCTGTCATCGATCACGAACGGAATGAATGTCGGCGTCTGGGTCAACATCACCGACACAACCGGCGCGCAGACCAATACCTACATCAACTGGGGTAACAACACCGCAGAGGGTCCGTGGCCTACCCGCGTCGATTCCGAGCGCCGGCTGATGCGCCACTTTTTCACGCTTCCGACTGCTGCACCGGCCATCCGCAATATCGCCGTGATGACTATGGGGCAGGGTCCGGTCGGAGGCACGGGCACTATCAAGCTGCACGGTGTATCAATCGCTAAAGCCTGATTTAGTGATCCCCTCTTCACATGGCTTTCGCTGACATCCTGATCCGCTCGACCCTCGGCATCGTATCGCCGAGGTATCGGACGGTCGCTGACTGGGCTGAGGTGTATCGGCGGATCGTCGATACTAAGCCGATCTGCGACAAGACGAAGGCGAATCGTCGGGTCAGCGTGCGGCACATCGTTTCGGTGCTCGGGCCTCGTGTCATTTCCCGGGTGCTGCCGCATGAGATCGCCGAGCTGGTACAGCGCATTCATGCCATGCATCCGGCGCTTGCCAAGCGGGTCTTGATCGAAGCCAAGAACCTGTTCAACGAGGCGGTCATCTATGGATGGTTGGACCGCAACCCGGCATTTCCGCTGAAGGCACCGGCCGTGCAGGTGCAGCGGCATCGCTTGTCCCTGGAACACTGGCGCGCCATTCATGCTTACGCGGTGGCGCATCAGCCGCCCTGGGTGTCCAGGATGCTGGTGCTTGCCCTGGTGTCTGGCCAGCGGCGGTCTGACCTGGGCAAGATGCAGGCGGGCGATGTGTGGGATGGCTTTCTGCATGTGCAGCAAGCAAAGACCGGCATGCGCCTGGCGCTGCCGCTGACGCTGCGCCTGGAAGCGCTTGGCGTCAGCCTCGGCGAGGCGATTGATGATTGCCGGGGCTACGCTGTCGGCAGTGGTCGGCTGCTGCGCAAGCACAATGGGCGGCCTATCGGCCTGGCCTCGATGTCGGCCCGGTTCGAGCAGGCCCGTGAAGGCGCAGGGCTGGTCTGGTCGGGTGGATTGCCGCCGTCGCTGCACGAGTGCCGTTCGCTGTCTGAACGTTTGTACCGTGCCCAGGGCATCAACACCATGGTGCTGCTCGGCCACCGTCACCAGTCGATGACCGACCTGTACGACGATGCCCGCGATCTCGAGGACGGCCGGACCGGCTGGAAGCATCTGGACGTTGCCTGATGGTTCGCTTTCTGATCGGCCTGTGCCTGCTGGCTGCCTTCGTCATCTGGATGGCCGAGAAGAAGGTTCGCCGCTTCTTCGGCCTGCCGACTGGGGAGAACTGCGCTACCTGGGCGGCCGATCATTTTGACTACGATGGCGGCGATGGCCTGGTGTTTCACCGGACGGTGTCCGAGTCGAAGCTGCGCTTTCCGCACGTCGTCATCATGCGCGGCGCCCGCCAGGCTGAGCGCCAAAGCATCGAGCTGATCGAGTATGTGCCCAAGGTTCGCATCATGGGCAAGCAGATTCCACCGCGCCATTTCGATGGCGTGGTCAAGCGGCGGCGCTACGTTGCCGATCATCATCACCAACCCTCTGGAGAATGACATGTCCGTCCTACGCCTCAAGCACCCGATCCAGATCGGCAAAACGACCATCGACAAGCTGACCTTCCGTGACTACACGACGGCCGGCGACTACCTTTCTTTCGACCAGCGCGGTGGCGTGGCCCAGCGTATCTCGCTGATCGCCAGCCTGACCGGCACCGATGAAGCGCTGATCAAGCAGTTGCGCGGTCCGGATTACCGTAAGGCCGAGAAGATCGCCGATGACCTGATCAATGCCGATGAGGAAGGCGATGACCAGGGCGAAGGCGGTGCTGAAAAAAAGTCGTCCGAATCCTGATGGCGGCCGGGCTGATGATGAACGTGATGCATCAGCCGATGCCGGTCATTGAGGCCATGCCGCTGCAGAAGCTGTATGTATTTGCCAAACTGGCGGCAGCCATGAGCGGCCGAAAGTTCGAATAGCCTGACCATCCGGCTGGAAACGTTTCCAGCCCTGCCAGCGGGAATCCCGCGAATTAAGCTCCAGATACCCTGTGTCTGGAGCTTTTTTCATGTCGAATACCTCAGCCGTCGATGTCGAAGTCCGCCTGCGGCTGAAGGACGATGCGACCGCCAACATGCGCGCCGTCGAGAAGACGGCTGCAACGATTTCCGACCGGGTGGCGACCGCCACAGAGCGCGCCGCCCGCCGTGCGGCCGAGGCGACCGAGCGGGGCAACGCCCGTCAGCGGACATCCTACGAGAAGACGGCACAAGCCCGCGAGACGCTGTCGATCCGTAGCGAGCGGGCCATCCAGCGCGAAATCCAGCAGACCGAAGCTGCCTATGGCCGCCTGGCCAAGGCCGGATTCGCCAGTGCCCAGGAACAGGAGCGCGCCTATGCCGCCGTTCAGTCGCGCATCACGCGGCTGACCAATGAAATGGGCAAGCTGACCGCTGCCCAACGCAAAGCCGCCGACGAAGCCAAGCGCATGGCGCAGATCGAGGCCGATATTGCGCGTGGGCAGCGGGTGATACGAGCAGGCGCTGCAGGCGTGGCTGGCGTTGGTGCAGGGGCTTATACGTTGGCGGCACCGGCAGGCCGCGCAATGACCTTTGATGAGCGGCTGGCGCACATGGCCAACACGGCCTTCGCCGAACGTGATGCCGCTGGCCGCCAGATCGGGAGCAAGCAACTCGAAGCCGCAGTGAATCGTGCTGTCGGCCGGGGCGGTGGCGGCACCCGCGATCAGGCTGCCGAGGCTCTGGACACGATGATCGCCAGCGGGGCGATGCCGGCAAGTTCGGCGATGCGCATGCTGCCGCAGATCATGCGCTTTGCCAGCGCCTCGAATGCTGACGCAAATCAACTCGCTCAGATTGGCATTCGCTCCATGCAGACCTTCCGCATCAGTGCGGATGACATGCCGAACGTGCTGAATATGGCGATTGCGGCCGGTCAGGAAGGAGGCTTCGAACTCCGTGACATGGCGAAATGGCTGCCACAGCAGATGGCTGCCGCAAGCATGTCCGGAATGAGCGGGCGATCTGGTTTTGCCAAACTGGCTGCACTCAACCAGGCAGCGGCAATCACGGCTGGCAGCAAGGATGAGGCGGGTAACAACGTCGTCAATCTGCTGGCGAAGATCAATTCGAGCGATACGGCGAACGATGCCAAGAAGCTCGGTATCGATCTGCCGAAATACCTGCAGCAGCGCCGTGCCAAGGGGGTTGATGCCGTCGACGCCTTTGGTGAGCTGGTCGATAAAACCGTTTCTGGTCGTGCCGACTACAAGGCGTTGCAGGCGAAGCTGGCCGGGGCCAAGACGGATGCGGATAAGCGAGCCACGCTGGAGAGTATGGCCACCATTGCCCAGGGGTCTGGCATCGGCAAGCTGGTGCAGGACCGTCAAGCCATGATGGCGCTGCTCGGCATGATGAACAACCGCGAGTACATGCAGAAGGTGCTCGGTACGGTGCGCGCCAACGATGTGGCGACCGGCGGTGCGGGTGACAAGAACTACGAGACGATTTCTGCCACCAGCTCGTTCCAGTTGCGCCAGGCGATGGAGCAAAAGGAAATCGGCCAGAAGGCGGCGATGGACAGCCTGACGCCGGCCATCGGTAAAGCGGCCGAGGCATTCAGCGACCTGGCCAGCAAGTATCCCTTGATGACCGGCGTCACAACCTTGGCGACGACAGCGCTGGCGGCGCTGGCTGGCGCTGCAGGTATGGCGACGCTGGCGATGGGTGGTCAGGCGCTGGGCGCCGGTGCCATTAGCAAATACGCCGGCTCGATTGCCGGGAGCGCTACGGCTCAAACCGCGATGCGGGTCGGCAAGGTCGGCGGTATCGCCGGCCTCGGGGCGATGGCGGGTGACTACGCCCTGGAGAAGGGTTTCGGCGCTGACTCGGCGATTTCGCGGTATGGCTCAAGTGCCCTGAACGGTGCGGCCATTGGCGCCACGATTGGCAGCGTCGTTCCGGTCATCGGTACCGGTGTCGGGGCGCTGGCTGGCGGCGCGCTGGGTGCGGCCGTGCAGGGCTTGATCGATCTGCAGCGGTCACTGCGCCCGGCAGAACAGAAGCCGCTCGATGTGAATGCCAGGCTGCAGGTCGGTCTCGCGCCGGGCCTGGTGCTGCAGTCGCAGAGCATGGATGCCAATGGCGGCAAGGTCTACATGAATACCGGCAACATGAATACGGGAGCACCGGGATGAGCTGGATTGATCGCGTGGCCACGGCGTCTTTCCGGGGCTTTGAATTCCTGACCGACAGCCACGATGCCCGAAGCGGCCGGCGCCTGGTCGTGCATGAGTTTCCAGGGGCCGATGTGCCCGAGGTCGAGGACTTGGGCGGTAAGGCCTGGAACTGGCGACTGAACGCCTATTTCATCGGGCCGGACTATGACCTGGAGCGTAACGGCTTCCTGGCCAAGCTGGCCGAGCCGGGCGCCGACTGGCTGAATCATCCGTGGTTCGGCCTGTTGTGGGTGCGGGCGCAAAGCTGGTCGGTGCAGGAGAGTAACGACAAGGGCGGGTATTGCACGGTCAGCATCGAGTTCGTTGAGGGCGGCGGGAGCATCCAGCCACGGACGGACCGGGTCGATGTGGCCATCCGGCGCCTGGCTGATTTCTCGCTGGCGTCGATTGATGATTTCAGTCTGGAGGCAATGAGTGCGGGCGGCATGACGGCATTCGTGGCGACGGTGAGCAACAAGCTGGAAGTGTTGCGCGATGCGATTGCACTGGCGACATTGCCGCTGACCTGGGCGAGCCAGATTCGCACCCTGGGTGCGGGCATCCAGGGCGACCTGAATGCCTTGATGGCGATGCCGAGCCAGTACGCGACGGCGCTGGCCGGCTTCGCGAATCTGCTGGGTGTCGGATCGGATCGCGACGACGTGGCTGATACGGATCGGCCGCGCCTGGTGCGATGCGTGGCCACGGCCGCAAGCTCGGGCGCCCGGGTGGCGGTCGACGGGATTGCGGCGACGAATGGCGCTGTCCGGCGCAACCTGATTCGCGAGGAGGCTTTGCGTAGCCGTTTGCTGGTCACGGCGGCGGCCCAGATCGCGCTGGCTGACTACCGGGCAGCCGGTGATCGTGATGCGGCTTTGGCGACGGCAGTCAGCGCGCTGGACGCTTTGTTGCCGAGTTTGGCCGATGCGGTGTTCGAGGTGGCGGTAGCGGCGCGGGCGGCGTTAATTGAGGCGTTGCTGGCGCAGGACTTGCAGCCGGCGATGGTGCGTGATGTGAGCGGTCCGCTGCCGGCGACGCTGCTGGCGCACCGCATGCAGGTGGATGAATCGGTGTTCCTGGCCAGGAACACGGTGCGGCATCCGCTCTTCGTGTCGGGGCGTGTTTATGGATGAGGCTGTTGTCGAGCTGCGCTTCGATGGCCAGCGCCATGCGTACTGGCAGCGGGTGGATATCCGTGAGTCGGTGGATGATCTGTGTGCCTCGGTGCATCTGGCGTATGCCAAGCCCGGGGTTGGCGATGCGCTGGGCCTGACGCCGAATACGGTGGTCGAGGTGTTGGTTGGTGGCGAAGTGGTGAGCACGGCGCGTTCCGACAGCCGGCGCCGGAAGGTGGATGGCGAGAGCCACGAGCTGCGCTTCAATGGTCGCTCGCTGGCGCGTGAGCTGGTGGATTGCCAGTATTCGAAAACGCTCTCCGGATTGAAGCTGGGCGAGATTGTGAAGCGCCTTTGCAAGCAATTTGAAGTGCCTGTGAAGATCGATGCGGAGACGACGGTCGTACCGGATTTTTCGATGCAGTGCGAGGTGCCGGCCAATGCCTTGATCAACGCGGTGCGCGCTTCGAACCTGCTGCTGTACCCGTTGCCGGATGGTGGCTTGATCCTGACCAAGCCGAGCGAAGCGCTGCCGGTGAGCACGCTGCAGTACGGGGTGAACATCAAGTCGTATGAGGTGATCGATGAGGACAAGCTGCGCTTCTCCGATTACACGATCAAGGGCTACGACTATGGCGCCAATGCGGCCTTGAAGGGTGCGGCGCGAGATCCCGGAATCACCTTTTTCCGCCCGATGCATGTGGTGGCTGACAAGCATGGCCAGGGGCTGGGCAGTTGCGAACGCCGGGCGATCCTGGAGCGCAATCGGCGGCTGGCCAGAGCGCATCGCATCGAGCTGGAGGTTCCGGGCTGGCGTTACCAGGATGGTGATGGGGAATGGCATCCGTGGGCGATCAATACACAGGTGCGGGTGATCATTCCTGGCGAGGATATCGATGGGGTTTTCCTGATCGGCGAACGGGCTTTCCGGCTGGATGACCGGGGCGGCCACATCACGATGCTGCAGGTGATGCATCGCAATGCCTTCATGGGCGAGGACAAGAAGAAGGCCAAGCGCGGGGCCGGGGTGAAGGGAGCCAGTAAATGATTGACCAGGTGTTTTCCAGGCTGAAACTACTTTTCGCCAAGAGCAAGGGCCTGCGGATCGGCGCTGACAAGGTGCAGGTGCGTGTCCTCGACGATGAGCCGCTGAGTAATGTCGAGCGCGTCGAACCGTACGGCTTCTCTTACATGCCGCACCCAGGGTGCCAGGCCTACCTGGCCTTCCCGCAGGGTGACCGCTCCTACGGCATCGCGCTGGTGATCGGCGACAAGCAGTACCAGATGGACCTGCAACACGGCGAGGTGGCGATTCACGACGACGAAGGGAACTACGTTCATATCCAGCGCGGCGGCGTGATCGAGGTCAAGGCGGCGACCAAGGTGCTGGCCGATACGCCGCTGTTCGAGACGACGCACGATGTGCTGATCGGCGGCGACCTGGTCGTGAGAGGGCAGACGACATCCGATGAGGGATACGGCGGCGAGGGTGGCGGGCGCGCCTGGCTGCGCAATGGGGCGCTGATTGATGTCGGTCTTGAGGTGAACGGCACGTCGATCTGCAATGGCAAGAACGTGAGCGACAGCCATACCCATGCCGAGACGAACAGCCACACGATGGGAGTGGATTGATGCTGAAACTGGTACAGACGGACTGGGGCCAGTTTGACCTGGCGTACGACGATCCGGCCAATGACGATGCGGCGGCTGCGGTGGCCACGGTGATCTATGCGACGCTATTCACGGATGCCGAGGCGCCGGCAAGCCGGGAGCCGGATATCTACCTGCGCCGTGGCTGGTGGGCCGATTCGGCGGCCGGAACCGGCTTGTGGCATGTTCGGCGCCAGCCCCTGGGCGATGCTGCGCGGGCGGAAACGTTGGCGATGATTCGCCGGGCGCTGGCGGATGCCGATCCGGCGCTGACGGGCGTGGTGGTTGAGGATGCATCCGGTCCGGCCGCGTCTGGAAACGTTTCCAGCATGGCAGTGACGGTTTCTGGCTTCCACAATGGGCGCCAGTTCCTGGTGAAAGTGCCACTGTGACCTACTACGTCCGCCCTGGTTATTCCGATTTGAAGACGCGCATCGAGGCTGATCTTGCGGCCCTGCCGGCGGTCTTGCGCGTGCCCCTGGCCAGCGCCTGGGCAAAGGCCTGCCATGGCGAGCATGGGCATCTGGATTGGATCGACAAGCAGTGTTCGCCGCTGACCTGCGAGCTTGAGCGTCTGTATGACTGGGCATCGCTGTATGGGGTTGAACGGCTGATGGCGACGGCGGCGACCGGCATCGTCATGGCCACCGGCACGGCCGGTGCTCAGTTGTTGGCTGGAACGGCGTTGCGCGGGCAGAACGGACTCGATTACACCGTGCAGGCTGCAGTGACATTGGGTGCAGGCAACACGGCGGTTACCGTCCGTTGTGCCGAAGCTGGTGCGGCAGGCAACCAGGCGGCCGGATTGACGCTCACCCTGGTTGATCCGGTTCCGGGTGTCGATGGCACGCTGACCGTTGATGTTGGCGGCTTGAGCGGCGGCGCTGCTGACGAGAACATTGAAGACTGGCGCGCTCGGGTGGCTGAGGAGTGGCAGGTGGTCACGACGCGCGGGGCGCGGTCAGGCAAGCTGGACGACTATCGCTTTTGGGCGCGTGCTGCGCATCCGTCGGTAACCGGTGCGCTGGTGCAGCCGCATGCCTTGGGCGTGGGCACGGTGTTGGTCCGGCCGATCTGCAACGGGCTGACGGACCGGGCGCCTTCGCCTTCCGTGCTGGCGGCGGTGGCGGAATACTTTTATTCGATTGCGCCAGCTACGGCGGACTGGCGCTTGGCGGCCCCGGTCAGACATGCCGTGGCGGTGACCATTGATCTGCTGCCAGCGGCCGACACGATTGACAACCGCAACGCGATCACTGCGGCATTGACGGCCGTCGTGCTAGCCGAGTCAAGCGAAGACTCGTTGCTCGCCATGGCCGAGATTGATGCGGCGATTGCTACGGTGACCGATCAATACACGCGCCTCGCGCCAGTGGCAGATATAGCCGTGGCGGCCGGCGAGGTGCTGGTGCTCGATCCGGTGACCTGGGCATGATCCTGGCAGCGCATTCCGCCCGTGATTTTGCCGAGGCGTTCAAGGCCTTGCTTCCCCCGGGCGCGGCCTGGGAATGGCCGGTTGGTGGCGTTGGCGATGCGCTGTTGCTGGCTACGGGTGAGGAGCTGGCGCGGATCGATGCTGCTACACAGGGAGTACTCGACCGGGCGATTGACGTGCATCGCCCGAAGACGAGCAGTTGGCACATCAGCGAATACCGCCGCGTGGCCAGGGAGGCCTTGGGCGACTTGGTCGAGGAAATGCCACGCCGCACATTCGCAGTGGGTTCGACGGTGGGTGATCGCGTCTGGAGCAGCGCTGCACCTGGCGAGACATTCCCGGTCGATCTGGTTCGCGTCGAGCATCTGCTGCAGCCGCTGCATGTGGGCAGCCGGGTCGGTGATCGGCTCTATGAGCCGGCCAGCCGCTACGTGGTCCGGGTGTATTACTACCGTTCAGTGGTCAATCCCGATGTTCTGTTCGCCGCGCTGAACGATTTCAAGCAGGCGCATGTGCGTCTGCACTTCATCGATATAACCGGAGTAGCTGGAGAGGTTGACTATGGACAGGATTAACGGAGCAGGCCACGTCGGGCATTTGTTCGTTGCTGAGGATGCATCGATCAGTCGACCGCCGACCGAGATTACGGCCGAGTGGCTTAATGGGGTACAGGAAGAATTGGTGAAGGTTATTGAGGCGGCAGGAATAGCGCCAAGCGGCAGTGATTTTGATCAGTTGGTCCGGGCGATCACAAAAGTAAAGGGTTGCCAACGATTCACTGCGAACGGCAATTTCTCTGTTCCTCAATGGGTGACGACGATCTACGTGTCGGCGTGTGCAGGAGGTGGCGGCGGCGGCGGGGCTCCACCGGGATCGTCCGGTGTCGGCAGCGGTGGAGGTGGAGGCGGTGCCGGGCAGTCGATTATTCGGCAGCCGTACGCGGTTACTCCAGGTGATGTCATAGCCGTGACAATTGGCGGCGGTGGGCTTGCAGGAGGAATATCCGGCAATGGCGGCGCCGGAGGTAATACGGTCATTGGTGCGCTCGTCACGCTGTTCGGCGGCCTCGGCGGATTGGCTGGTGTCAATGTTCTACAGCCGGCCGCTGGTGGCGGATATGGGGCTGGCTACCCTAACGGCGGGTACGGATCGGATTCCGCAAATGCCTCTGGTGCAGATGGTGGGGTCGGTGCACATTCCCCATTTGGCACTGCTGGCGGCATGTCTCGCGGTTCTACGGGGGGGGGGGTCGCTGGGATGCCGGGTTATGGATATGGTGCTGGCGGCAGCGGCGCTGGCGGGTACTTTATCTCCGGTTCAGGCATCGGCGCCGCTGGCGCAGCAGGCATGCCCGGTATCGTCATTATCGAGTGGTGAAAATGAAACTAGCTTATTTTGATCCTGCAAACGGTAAGGTGCTTCAGTGGATCGACACCGACGAAATGGCCTATGTCCTGCCGGACGAGTCAATGCTTTATGAATGCAGCGCTACAGAGTGGGAGGCGCGGCACGATGGCGAAATGATAGTAAAAGATGGCGCCTTAAGGCCGTATATCGGCGATGAAATGACGTCAACTAGAGCGCAGATCATCGCACGTTATGAGGCGGCTCTTGATGTTTACCTCGACTCCGTAGCGCAGATGCACCGCTATCGCGACCGCGTGACTTTCGCGTTGCGTTCCGGTTACGCTGGACCATGGCAGGAGGAGGGAACTGCATTTGCCATCTGGATGGACGCGTGCAACCTGCAAGCCTTTCAGTTACTCGAAAATGTTTTGGCGGGAAACGCCGAACTTCCGACCATCGAAGATTTCATTGGTGGGTTGCCGACTTTCGTACTGCCATGATCAGCTACGCCATTCGCCTGGTGGCCTATGTTCCATTCCTGGTCATCGCGTTCGCCTTAGCACCTGCTCTAGCAGGATTTGCCAAGCCGCAGGCAGGAAAAGTATTCAATGGCAAAGCCTGGGCAGTAGAGCCGCGATTGCCGACCTGGCTTTCCTGGTTCATGACGCCGGACAATTCGCTGTGGGGCGATGCCGGATGGCGTACAGAGCATTGCCCGGACTTCAAAAGCTATTGGGGGATGGTCAAGTGGCTATGGCGAAATCCGGCATACGGCTTTGCTTGGGGGCCACTGGCCTTCACGCCAAGCACGGCCTGTACATATGTCACGACCGGCGATACCAGCATTCGAGCTCGGGACAATGCGAAGGCAGGCACCTATGCCATCAAGGCTAGCGATGGCGCCTTCGAGCGTACGGTGATCTGGCAGATAGCTCGGCTACCTGTTTGCCTGAAGTTGCGCTTCGGCTGGATTCTCGGCAAGGCAAAGCCCGGTGTTCCTTGTCTGTTTCTTTTGTCCATCCGGTTGATGGATTTCCAGCAATAA